ATAGAATTAGAGAAGCAGCAGCTGCTGAGTCGTTTAATCTATCAACCCACACTGTGGTCGATAGAAAACCAAGTAGCTCGGAAGTTGGTACGGTTAAGGGTAAAAAACTCTATAGTGATAAAAGGGATAGCAAAAGCAAATATTCAGTACCTTCTTCTGAGGACACTATCAATAATTCGAAATCCCATAATTCAACCATTTCCAAAGAACAGAGAACTAGATATTTATCACACTTAACGCAAAACCAAGGAACTATTAAAACTTATGGGAACCCAGACATTTCTTTGGGTGATACTATAACATTAGAGATGCCTGCTGGGGTGGATGAAGACAAAACAGGCGGCGAGAGACAGTTCAATGGTGATGTGGTTGTGGTTGGTATAAAACATAAGATTGGCACTCCTGGTTCATCACCCAACTACATTATGGAGCTTACAGTGGTAAAGGGTGGATTCGAGGAAAGTAAGGGTAAGAGCGCATGATTGAAATAGGCGAAGTACGCGACAATAGAGATCCATCAGGCTCCGGACGTTGTAAAGTCAGGAGATATAACAGGGAAAATGATGAACAAGCTGTACCCGATGAAAGCTTGTGTTGGGCGCATCCAATGACGCCAATCACATCTTCTTCTAGTGGTGGTATTGGCATCAAACCGAAAGCGTTAGTTGTTGGAGCTCGTGTTCTTTTGATGTACATGCCAGAAGACCATGACAAACAATCTCCTATCATTATGGGGACTTTGCCGAGAGCCTATGGCGCTAAAGAAAAAGGTATCCAAGATAGGGATCATAACACTGGCGCTGATGGCGACACTATAGACAACCCAGATTTGAAGGTGTAATTGATATGGCAAGCAATGGACTGTCGCCGGGCGAATACCTTGTTCAACAACATAAAGAAAATGTTCTTTTAACAGAAACTTGGATCGTTACCGATCCAAAAAAACTCATTAAAAAGCCTGATTACGCAAAGATATTTAATAAGGCGAATGACCCTGAGAACCCACTAGGTGCTGATGCAACCACAACCGTGCCCAGACAACAGGCTGATGCAGAACTCGCCAACAAAGAAACAACATCATCAGTTGATCCATCGGTAAAGACTTTACCTGGAGCTATGTCTAAGGCTGGGCAAGGCGCGGGTTTCTTGCCTAAAATGTATCCATCTATGGCTTCTGTGAGTTCGTTGGTGAGTGGTGATTCTGAATCGTCCAGAAAAAGAATAATGACCTTGGCGCTTTCCGAGGCTTATGTTGTGTTATCAAACTCTAGAACATACGAGAAATTAGATATTATATTGTCTTCAATCTCGGAGAATATATTAAATGTCACAGAGTTATACCAAGATGTTGTCACAGAATCATACAAATCTATCCAAAACGATTACGAAACTTATGGTTCAAGCGTTATACCAACTATAACATATAAGACTGTCCTGCAGATTGGTGATCCACCTGTTGGGTTAGACACTACTATACCAGACTTATACACTCAAGTATATTATAGTTATGACGAAGATCCGAACCCAGGTTATACAAAATGGATTTCTAGTGATGGGAGTGAGTACGTATTCATAGCTAGGGTCTTGGGTGAGAGATATTATGAATCAATCGATGAGGAAATATTGTCCCTTGCTGTTGATGAAGCAGTTTTGGCTTTAGACCCTTATGTTGATCTAGAGTCTATGTCAATTTCTGTTTTTAATGATATATTGGCTTCCATTGATTCTGATGTCAATACTAAAAATAAAGAAAAGACGCTAGGTAAGAACTCAAGTGGTCTCAATGTTTCTTCTTTGATGCAAATACTGATGGGTGCTGCTGGCACTAGATCAAGCGCGCAATCTTCTCAACAGATGGCACGTAGTGGGCAGGTTTTGGATAGTAGTAAGATGTCAGCACTTATGACGAGTCATGAGGATAAGGTGGCAAAGGCTGCTAAAATATCACAATTACTTACAAATACATTTAGTGGAACTTAAATAATATGGCTATAAAACCAGGACATGATAATAAAAAGTTACCAGAAGTTTTAAGTTCTGTACAGGACGAACTTGATGTTCGGTATATCTACACCGAGAGCGATGGTATCAATTTCAAGATATCCCATATGAATCCCGAGGACTATAAGAAAACTAGCTTCGATGAATTTTATGATGCTTCTGGGGAGTATAGTTCTAAGGGTTCGTATCCGGAAGATGATCACAGGGGTTTGAGTATTTCTTTCAAACATCATTCTAGGGATTTCATCCAAGGTGGTGCATCACAGACTGTTTACGGACATAACGATAAAACAGTAAACGCCACAGATAAGACTTCCGTGGCGGGTGATTCTGGTACTGACATCATCGGTAATAAGTTTGTTGCCGTGAAGGGTCAAGAGATTACGGCTGTTAGGGAATCACGTGTTGTGACAACATTTGGTGCTTCCGAAGCGCCAACATATGACATTAAAAATGGTGATTCAACGGACACAGTGAAGGGTGATAAAAACCAAACTGTCGAAGGCGATAATGTAGAATCCAATAATGGTAGTAAGTTGGTTATCGTCGGAGATGAATATGGCGTTAACGTACAAGGCGGTAATTTCGATCAGCACGTTAATGGCAAGACAGCAATCTATTCAGAAAGCGATTTATTGATCGAAAGCGCTACGAAGATAACTATTAAAGTAGGTAGTTCTACTATAGTCATAACAGATTCCGCTATCGATATTGATGCAACGCGTATAGACCTCAACTAAATATAAGAAAATAAGAGTAATTAAAAAAACTATGCCAGCAGCACATAGAAATTCAGATATCAGGACATGTGGAGCCACCACAATAGTCAGTAACCAATCGACTGTATATGTAAATGGTGAACTCTGGGCGGTTGCAGGCGATCCAAATAGTCATGGTGGTGGTAATTTGGTAAATTCAGGTAGTACTGTTTTCGTAGAAGGCGCAAACGTTATAGTGAATGCTCCTGATAGCGCTTCGCCTGATGGTCTTTGTCCTATACCTGGCGGTAATCACTGTAATCCCGCCACCAGTGGTGGTTCACCTGACGTGTACTCATACGGAGATTAAAGTAAATGGCTAGAATAACAAGAGCGCAGTTCTTAACATCGGGGAAGAAAAAAACAGAGTACTATTCTGATTTCATGAGCTCGTTCGCTAAGACTCCAGTTGGTGATCAATTGGCTAGGGTGGTGAATGATCGCTCCATTGAACAATCATTAAAAAACTTAATGATGACTGATGTCGGTGAGAGATTATTCCAACCCCAGATTGGATCTAATATCAGAGCAATGTTATTCGAAAACGACGCTGGGTTTGTTGCCTCAACTGCGGAACACTATATAAGATCAACTATCGATATAAATGAACCAAGGGTGTATTTGGAGGATGTGCGGGTGGACTCCAGTCAAGATAATAATGAAGTTAATATTAGTGTTTTTTACAGCACTATCAATACCCCTGAACCAAAAGTATTCAATCATATTTTAAGAAGAGTCCGATAAATGGCAAATAGTTCTTTAACACTAAGTTCGATTGATTTCGATACGCTAAAAACAAATTTTAAGGAATTTCTAAAAACACAATCGGTCTTTAAAGATTTTGATTATGAAGGTTCCAACATCAATACTTTACTTGATGTTATGTCATATAACTCATATTTAAATTCTTTCTATTTGAATATGGCCGCTTCAGAGATGTTCCTTGATTCCGCGCAACAATACGATTCTATTGTATCGCATGCGAAAGAACTCAACTACATCCCACGAAGTGCTACTTCTTCTTCTGCTAATGTGACATTAACTATGGAGACATCAGGTATAACTGGTGCAATGAGTGTACCAAAGGGGACAAGATTTTCAGGCACTAACTCAAATGGTGTTTTTGTTTATACTACCAATGAAGCTCAGTCGATTACTTCTGGAAACACAACATACGCATTGAGCGACCTTACTATTAAAGAAGGTGATTATCTATCAGATACATATGTTGTTGACGGTGATATTGAAAGACAACAATTTCTCATCAATACGGTTGATGTTGACACTTCAAGTATCACAGTACACCTTATAGAAAATAATGGCGCTTCGAACACAGAATATACTAAAAAAGAAACTCTATTTGGATTAGGTTCTGACTCCGAGGTGTTCTTTGTCCAAGCCTCCCAAAATAACTTATATGAGATTGTATTTGGTGATGGGACATTTGGTAAGAAGCCAACTAATGGATCGACAGTACTGATTAACTATAGGGTGTCGACAGGGGCGGATGCTGACGGAATTAATAACTTCACGTTATTAGACGACCTTGGTCCAACCAACTCTGGGGTGGTTTCAAGCTACCAACTCACCGTTAATCAAAATTCAGGTGGTGGGTCCGCACAAGAAGATGCCGAGTCTATTAGGTTCGCAGCTCCTAGATATTTTGCCACCCAGCAAAGAGCAGTGACAAATGATGACTACTCTTCATTGGTGTTGGCTGAGTTTAGTGATACTATTGATGATGTCAATGTTTATGGTGGTCAAGAATTAGAAACTAAGCTATACGGTCGCGTCGTCATTGCGTTGAACCCTATTTATGGCGAGATTGTCCCGGATTATATCAAAACTGATGTTAAGAAATATCTTGAGGATTATATTGCTCTACCTAATAGAGTTGTGTTAACAGACCCAGAATACATTTATTGCTCCCTGAAGGTCGCTGCTGAGTATGATATCAAGGTGACTGATAAGAGCCATGCAGATATTGCTTCCTTGATTAGTTCTAAGATCAGCGCGTTCACTAATTCCAATCTAGAGAAATTTGGCAAAGACCTTAGAATGAGTAAGTTGGTTTCAGATATAGATGCAGCTGATAGTAGCGTGACAAGTAATTTCACCATTAATAGGGCAATTAAGAGAATTGCTCCGACGCCAAATGTTAAAACAACATTCGATATACAAATGGGGAATACGCTTGATTACGATCAAACACAATTCAAGACAAGTGAAATACACAGCTCTTCCCATAGTTCTGATTTCGATTTGATTTCTAGTCATGCAACGGTGTTGTCTTCATTCTTCACGTACAATTCAAAGGCTGGTAATTCATACCAATTAGCTTTCATAGAAGACGATGATGGTGTACTTGGTGTCTATTATAACACTGGCTCTGGTATAGTTAAGATTGATGATATAGGGACTGTAAACTACAATACTGGAAGTATAACTATAAATGATTTGAGCGTTTCGTCGTACACTGATTATATATCTCTTTATTGTAGAATATTAGGTGGTGATATACGAGCTTCCCAGAATAAGATTCTTATAATAGACCCTGCAGACGTTTCAATAACTGTAACAGAAACTAGAATATAAAATGGATAACAAAGTTCAAAAATATATATCTAATTTTGTAGAAAGTCAGTTTCCTCAATTCTATGATGAAGAAGGATC